TGGCACACTGTATGAGCATGAAATCGGCTACAGCTACGGCTCAAGCACGCCATACGCCGAAACTGGACCTATCTCAATTGGCGCTGGTGACAACATTATGAGTGTGGTTGAGCTGATCCCTGATGAAAAAACGCAGGGCGATGTGTCGGCTACGTTTAAGACGCGGTTCTACCCCAATGGGACTGAAAGTGAATACGGTCCATTTGCCATGAGCAATCCGACATCGGTTCGCTTCCAAGGTCGTCAAATTCGTATGCGTGTCGAGGGTGTTGTCGCTGATGATTGGCGCGTTGGTATCATGCGGCTAGATGCGCGGCAGGGCGGGCGTCGATGAGAGTTGTCCCACCAATTACTTTCGATCTAGCGGCGTGGGCGGAAAACCTGCGCCGTTATCTTGGAAAGGCTTTGAACCAGCTTGATGCTAAAGATGTGACAGCTTCTGCGGCGGAAGACGGCGTATTGCTGTGGGATCGCATTAACGGCTACCCAGTGGTTTCAAAAGATGGCGTCTGGCGTCAGGTTGTGCTGGCCAACGGCGTGGCTCACCTTGAGATTACGTCGGATGTAACCGCAGCGTCGGCTAATACCGCCTACCCTCTGACGTTTACAATTATGGCTGGCAGCGTTGGCGTAACGCTTGGCACTCCAGCGTCCCGCGTTGTTTTCACTGAAGGTGGCGCGTACACACTGAGCTTTACGGCTCAAACGCATTCGTCATCTGACTCCACGGTCAATTTCTGGTTCTGGCCAAAATTGAACGGAGTGGATATTGTTGATAGTGCAATGCAAAACACCCTGCACCAGAACAACGCGACAATGATTATATCTCGCACTCAAATTTTCAATGTGAATGCTGGCGATTACCTTGAGGCGTATTGGGCGACAGACAGGACGCAGGGCAGCTTGCAGCACCACGCGGCCAACGCATTTGCGCCAGCTACTCCTGCGGCTACGCTTGCTATCTCTAGGGTGAACGCATGAACGTAATTCAAATGAAGCCAAGGTTTAATTTGGTGCCGATCTTAGCGGATGAGGTTGATGAGGTTTTGGAAGACGCGGTGCGATTTCTTGAGCCGGCAATTGATCGCCAAAGTCAGAATGTAGCCATTGAGCATATTATCGAAGATCTGTTTGATGGGCGGTCATTGCTTTGGCTGGCTTACAGCGGTGGCGAAGCCATAGCGGCTGTCGTTACTTGCATTGTGAAGCACCCTCTAAGCCATAATATGAAAATTGAGTGGATGGGTGGAAATGACATGCACTTGTGGGTCAATGACGCCCTAGCTGTTTTGACAAAAGTGGCCAGAGAAGCTAAACTTGACGCAATTGAAGCTGATGGCCGCAAGGGTTTTCAGAAAAAATACGCAGAAGCGGCTTCGTTCCGTGAAATGTACACGCACTTTGAAATGGAGCTGAACTAATGGGTTCTACTAAAACACAAGAAACCAAACTTCCGCAATGGCAAGAAGACTTCATCCGTGAAAACATTCTGCCTAAAGGCTTAGAAATTGCGGATACTGAATACACTCCATACACTGGAGATATGATCGCCGGCATGACGCCGCTGCAAGATCAGGCTCTTTCTGGCTTTGGCAACCTAAATATGGGTGGCCAGACGTATGACGAGGCGATCGGCGTCCAGAGCCGGCTGTCCAACTTTGACCCGTCAAGCATGTCAGCGGCTCAGCTCGCAGATGCACAGCGGATGCGGGGCGTCGGCGCGGTGGGATCTGCAATGGCACCCGATCAAATCGGTGTTAATCAGTTGGCGTCCACAAGCCTTGACCCATATATGTCACCCTACGCCCAAAGCGTGATTGACGCGGGGCAGGCTGACATTGAGCGTCAACGCCAGATGGCGTCTAATACGCTTGGCGCGCAAGCGGAAGCTGCCGGTGCGTTTGGCGGATCTCGCCAAGCAGTACAAGAGGGTGTTTTGGCAGGCGAGGCTTTACGTCAGTCTGGTGCCTTGTCGGCGCAACAACGCCAGCAGGCGTTTAACACTGCACTGCAATCGGGCCAGTTTGATATTGGTAATGTACAGCAGGCTCGCGCCTTGCAGTCGGGTCAGCAGATGACAGCCAACACTCTCGGACAGCAGGCTCGCGAAGCGGCAGCGGCAAGAGATCAAGCGGCTAGAGCTGGCAACATGCAGGCGGCTAATCAATTCGCAAGTCAGCAAGCTCAGCTTGAGCAGGCGGCGAACGCGGCTAATTATCAGGGCCAGTTTCAGGCGGCTAATATTCAAGGCACAGCGGCCAACGCTATGGGGTCTCTTGCGGGCCAGCGTTTGCAATCAGAAATCTCCGGCCTTGGCGCTCAGATGTCTGCCGGCGAGCAGCAGCGTGCGCTTGAGCAAGCTCAACTTCAAGCGGATTACGCCATGTTCCAGCAGGAACAGGCTAACCCACTGTCACAGTTTAACGCGTTGCTCGCGGCAGGTTCTGGAATACCGGCTGGGCTTGGAACAGTATCGACGCGTGATCCGTTTGGTGGCTTGAGTGCGGTTGGCAGCTTGATGTCAGGTGCTGGAGCATTGGGTACTGGCGGTGGGTTCGGCGCAATATTCGGAGGTTCAGACATACGCCTCAAAGAAAACATCACACCAGTTGGAAGCCAAGACGGCGTAAACTTTTATACGTGGGATTGGAACGAGGCTGGTGAGAAAGTTGCGCATGAGGGTCAGCCAAGGTTCGGTGTTATGGCGCAAGAGCTTGAGAAGACACACCCAGACCTTGTAGTTGTTGGCGACGACGGATACCGCCGCGTGAATTACGACGGGCTATACAAGCGGATTGGACGTTAATATGGAACCTTATTTACTAACTATAGACGATATTGATGCCCTAGCTGAAAGCGGCATGGATATGCGCGGCGTCGGAGAAGGGACACCGGCTAACCAAGCGGAAATGGAGGCTCTGGGAACCCCAACCAGCACGGTTGCGGAAAGCACAATGTCAGTCTTGAACTCTCCCGAACCAGCCACATTCAACAGCCAAGCTGACGATATAGCAGCAACTCTGACCCCAGAGGAGCTGGCGTCATTGAGAACGCCGACTGGTAATGCACCTCAAGCCTTGCCACCAGTATCAAATGTGCAGGAAGTTCTGGGGGCAGGCGACGTGCCAGCGTCAAATACATTCACGCCAGCACCAGCGCAAGCGCCAAGCAGTCAAGCAGCTTTACAGCAAGCGCTTGGTTTGGTGGCACCGCAGCCAGCGTCGAATGACCCATACGAGAACCTATCCAAAACACAGCGCCGTATGTTGGCGTTTGCTGGCTTATCTGACGCCGGAGCGGCTTTGCAAGGTAGGCAAGGGACAAGCGTCAAAGGTATGATGAGTAACTTTAACGCTCAAGCCGACATGCAGCGCAAGCGTCAGGCGGCGATGGCTCAGCGGCAGATGTTGTTAGGCATGTTCGGAGAAGGTGCTGTGGGTGGCGAAGGCACAATCTCAGCCCGAAAGCAGCAAGCGATGATGCTACTTGCCAACCCAGCCACAGCGGCATTGGGTCAAGCGCTTCTAGCTCAGATTGCTGCCGAGGAGCAGAGCGCTCTGGTGACTGCTGGGTCTGTGCAAAGCTCAGTTAATACAATCGAAACAGTAGTGGACTTGATGGGTTCCATAAAAGACAACCCATCCGCCACTGGCTTCTGGGGGTCAATTCTAGGAAACATTCCATTCACAAAAGCTGGCGAAGTAAGAATTGACGCCGACACGCTGCGATCAAATATGGCTTTAGACGCTCTTATGAACTTAAAGGCTACTGGTGCCACACTGGGTTCAGTTTCGGCTCCAGAGCTTAAACTTCTTGAAAGCGACATTGCGCAGCTAAACCTTAACCAGAAGCAAGAAGCTGTTTTGACGGATCTTGAAAAAATTAAGGGAAGATATGCTGACATCATACGCAAAGCCTACGCGACGGGAGATCCAGCCGCTCTGGATACCGCATTAGGTGGTCGGCCAGCTTGGCTTAATGAAACAGCCTCACCCGCTGGCAAAACATGGAACCCAGAAACGCAGAGGTTTGAATAATGGGAACGATAACTGTATTTTCGCCCACAGGTGAACCTTTAAATTTTCCAGACACCATGACAGAGGACCAGATCCGCGATGTCATGATGCAGCAATTCCCGTCGACGCAGCCTGCCGCGAAACCTGTGCCAGAGGGGTACTCTCTGGTTGAGGCATTTGATGATGGCGGTCGCATCGTAAAGTTTGGTGAAGACGGGCCGGAAAGTTATCAGGACGAAGGGTACGCAACCTCCGATCCCAACGTAATAGCCATGATACGACGCAATAAGGGCAACGTCGGAGAGGGCGAGGGTTCAGTAGTTGCAAACAAGATGGCAAGAGACCTTGTCTCTGAAGGCGCTGGCGAAGGTGGCCTGCGCGCCTTATCTGCGTTCAAGGGTTTGCCCGCCCTACGTGGATACGTTGAGCAGATAGCAGGATTTGGCGCTGGAGTTGCAGACGATACTGTACCGCAAGGCAACGTCAGAGCCACAGAGGGACTGATACGTCAGGCTATCCAAGGTCGTGAGATGGAAGCGCCGAATACAGTCGCCGCTTCACGTTTTGCAACAGGCGCGGCGGCATCTGCTGCTGCGTTGCCGTCGGCAACAGCCCTAACTCTTCTAGGCAAAATAGCTCAAGGCGTTGGCATCGGCGCTCCCCTAGCAGCGATTGAAGGCTTTGTAGCTGGATATGGCGAAGGCGGCATGGAAGAGGCAAAAGCACAGGCTCAGACAGGCGCTGCGGCAGGTGTTTTGTTCGGCACAGCCGCTCCGTTTGCCGGACTTGCTGCATCGACGGTGGCAAACCGATACCTGTCAGAACCCGTAAGGAACATCATGGAGCAGCTTGGCTTCAAGGGTGACGCGGCAAAAGTTGCTCAAGACTTCTTGGCGCTAGACAGCGCCGAAGCAGTCCAAAACGCTCAGCGCATGGGTCCATATGGAAGCATAGCCAGCACAGGTGGCGCAACCGAAGCGTTATTGGATCAAGTTGCCAACAGCCCAGAGGGTCGCAAGATAGTTGTTGAAAACTTAAACGAGACAGCGTCTGTGGCGTCGAAGGATCTCTTTGACACAATTGATACTCAGATCGGCAAGCCGTTTGGCGATTTGAAGGGTCAAACGCAAAAGATTATGAATGACACAGCCGAGGGGCGTAGAGAGCTTTACGGCCAAGCATATGACTTTGAGATTGACCCTAATACTGAAGGTGGCGCACAGGTTGTGTCACTGTTCAATCGAGTAGGCTCTAAGGATTTGAAGAAAGCTCAAGACTTGCTTAAAGAGGCAAACGAGCCATCTGCATATTTCTCGCCAACCAAGATTGACGCTGATGACTTTAACAGCCTTTCTGCGGCTAGACGCTCTGAAATGAATATAACCAGCAACGCTGATGGCACATACACCGTGCAAGACACGCCAACTGTCGCTTCGCTGGATTACTTATCTCGCCAATTGTATGGTGAAAGCGAGGCGTTGGCTCGCGCCGGAAACACGACATCTTCTAACTCTAAGCGAAATCTATCCATGCAAATGAGAACAGCTTTGGATGATATTAGCCCAGAGTATGCTGCGGCTCGCGCGTCAGGTAAAGACGCTATTGACCAACGCATTGCAGCGGATATTGGCGACCAAATATTAAATCCGAAAATGACGCGAGCGGAAGTTGAGCGGTCTATGCAGGGCATGGATGAAGTCGGGAAGAAGCAACTTCGCCAAGCTCTGCGCAACAAGATTGAGGAAACAGCGGCAAACGCAAAGGTCAGCCCCACATCTACAACCGACGCTGATCTGGTTGAAGCACTTGCAACGCTTAAATCTCTTAGCAGTAGGGCTGTAGCTGACAAGCTGCGTATGGCTCTTGGGGATGAGGCCGCTGACGTACTTGGAAAGCAAATCAACGATACGTCAGCCGCTCTCATGCAGCGTGCTTTAATTGCGTCTAATTCCAAAACTGCAATACGTGGCTTGGTTAACGAGCGCATGAAGCAGATACTTGGTGAAAACCTTGGCGAGACAATTGCGCGTCAGGGTCTTCTGCCGACGATGACTGGTGCAGTCGCGGAGGGATTGGTTAGCGGTCCATCTCAGCGCACTCGTATGGATGCCGTAGCGAGAGAGCTTGCGCCGGTCTTGACGCAGCGTCTGACGCCGCAACAGCTTCAGCAAAGCGCTGCACAAATGGAAGCGTTGACGCCAGCCATTAGTAGGGCGCGGCGTGGGTCTCAGGCAATAGGAAATACAGCCCAACGCACAATGATGGGCGCTGGGCAGTCTCAAAATATTGAGGGTGAAGACAGCCGCGTTAGGCAGCTAATGCAACAGTTCGGAATAATGAACCAGCGCTAAGACTTCTTAGATTTGGACGCTGGCTTGGCTTTCAGCTTGGCCAGCTCCGCACCTTGATCCTGCAAAATGGTCGCCGCTTTTTCACAGGCGCGAAAAAGGGCCATCATGTTTGGGCAGCGGTGCGGCTGATTGAGGATACGGACAATTTCTTTTGTTTCGTCGTCTAACATTATAAACCTCCAATGTGATGTCGCATTGTTGCGGATACATAGGCAAAACGCAAGCATTCTTGGTAAACAGCGATCAGGGGTGTTATAATGAGCCAACGGATTTAGCGCATTGCGCATATGAAAAGGTAGTCATTAACATGACCGAAAATTGGCACATATCAAAATCAATACCAGCCACGCTTTTACTGGCCATAATAGGTCAAACAGTTGGCCTTGTTTGGTACGTCTCAACGCTGGACGCATCGGTAGCAACTAACGCTCGCGAAATTGCGCGGCATGAGGTTCGTATTATTGAAATTGAGAAAACGTCTCAAATACAAGCTGTGATGCTTGCTCGGATTGATGAGAACATAAAAGCAATCCGAATGGTTATCGAAAAGCGTGCCCAAAATTGAATGGCGGTCCTATAAACTTTACAGTCGGCTCTACCGTTTTTATCGCGGCGGCTGGAGGCGCTGCAACTGCGCTGTACTATTTCGGCGTCTATCAGGAGAAGTGGTGATGTGGGTTCTTGTCTGGATGCAGCTAACAACTGTCGTTACACACTTCGAGATTGGCCAATACGCCTCTGAAAATGATTGCTTTACCCAACTGACAAAGGCAACTGTACTCGTGACCAAGAACAATGAGTACCTGCATTGCTTTAAGATAGGAGTTTGACTGATGAGAAAACTAGATAGCATATTCGTACATTGCACGGCAACACGCGCAGAGTGGTGGGCTGGCCGTCGGTCCAGCGAGAAAGCTGCCGAGTGCAAGCGTTGGCATTTGGACCGAGGATGGTCTGACGTGGGCTATAATTATTTCGTGGACCGTGATGGAACGATTACTGAAGGTCGCCCAATTGAAAAGACGCCAGCCGCGCAGAAGGGCCACAACACGGGTTCAGTGGCTATCTCCCTATGGGGTGGACACGGCGGAAATCAAGACGACAAGTTTGAGGAAAACTTTACGCCTGAACAGGATCGTGCGCTGCGCAAGCTAATTGCTCAACTGCGCATGGAATACCCGTCAATCACAAAGGTGCGTGGACATAACGAGGTTTCGGCCAAGCAATGTCCGTGCTTTCAAGTGACATCATGGCTAAACAGCGCAGAAACCGAGAAAAAGCCAGAGCGAAAGAGGATTGCCCAAACCAAGACAATCCAAGCTTCTTCTGTTGCAAAGATGGCATCTGTCGCCACGCCGCTTGTTGGTGTTGTAGGTGGTCTGCCTTGGCAGAACCTAGCGATCATGGGGGTTCTGGCAGTGGTAGCGATGGTGGCGCTGGGCGTGATTGATTTGGAGCGTCTCAGTAAATGGAATAAGGGCGACAGATAATGTTTTTGCTGGGTAAACTAAAGCTGTATGCAGCGTTGATCGGCGCTGCGGCATTGGCCATTGTAACCGTGTACTACAGGGGCCGTGCCGATGGCCGCGATGAGTTAGAATACGAAATCAAGGATGATCGCCTTGAGAAAATATTGACAGCGAAAGAGGTCGAAGATGAACTTCAAAATGCTAGTGATGCTGACATTGCTGCCCGTGCTAGTCGCTGGGTGCGGAGTGACAGTGACGGGTGACACTTACTGCGATGTTTCGCGAGTAATTACATTCAAAGATCAATCGGTAGTGGATTGGACTGACGCAGATTTGCTGCGCCAAATTGTGCGGCACAATGAAACTCGCGAAAAGTTGTGCAAGTAATTCGGTAATATGTCTAAATTAGCTAAACTGAGTGCAACAGGCATTGGCCGTGCTGGCGAGTTCCTTACTGCGTCAAAGTTTCAAATGGCTGGGCTGGAGACGTCCCACGTCAATGGTTCGTGCGACCTACATGTGACGCTACCGTCCAAGCGTGTGCTTCGCGTTGAGGTAAAGTCGTCGATTGTGCCAACACTGTCTGGGTCGTTCAAGTTCAGCCGTGGCGGCTCAGATGCGGAGATTTTCGTGTTCGTCTGTATTCCGCTGGGTTTGATCCGCGTGTTTAGCGAGTATCAACTAAAGGGTTTCCAGACGACAACGCTTCGGCCCGCTGAATTTACTCAACAGGCCGAAGCGGATGACATTGCGGGTCTATTCCACCGCTAATCGCGGCGGTCGTCGATGCCGTTGCCGTCGATCTCATAGCTTAACAGAAAAACGATACAGCAGGCCGCGTGGGCGAGGTGTGACATGCCCGTCTCCCCGTCTGCCTGCTCACCATCCCAGAACGCCAGCATATGCCTCTGTGCAGCCGCATACATCCTTGAATACTCCATGCCGCCGTTCTCTTGCCAGTTGTGGTCGGAATACTTTTCAGCGCCGTAACCTAGCACCTCCGAGATGGCCAATATTGCTTGAGGTGGAAACAAGTCCACCCGTGGCTTTTCTGCGTCGTGCTTGACTGCTTTAGTCATTGGTTGGTTTCCCTTGCCATTGCTTCCGCGTGTGCGTCTCGCACCAACTCTGCAATAAATTCTGCGGTGGTACTACACCCGACAGCCTCGCTTTCAACAAACAGCCAGTCAAGCTGCTCCAGAGATAGCGCATCAATGACTTGGCCAATATAACCATAAGTCAGTGGGCTTTCGTTGTGAGCGGTAGTCTTTGTGCGGACCTTCTTATTGCAGTGTCCTGATTTACGCCCGCGATTGATGGCACCACTGACAACGCCGCGATTTAGACCGAGGGCTTTAGTGATATTCCTACCAGACATGCCCTCGTTTGACATTCGCCAGATTTGCTTGGTTTGCTCCTTGATAGGATGACGTTTGTTATCGGCCATCATTCGCCTCCCGTAGCTCGTTGAGATTTTTTGTGATTTCTTTTTTATCCAGCATCAGCGTGTCTACGCGATTGCGCAAACGTGTCACGTCCTCGCGCTGGCGTGCGACCTTGCTCTGCAAACCGCTAATAAGTGTCCTTGCTTCGTTGAGATTATTTTCTAGCATCAATATGCGCCTGTCCGACATTAGTCTTTTCCCTTCCATTTAATACGTGCCACTAGCAGGTCGCGTCGCACCGTACCTTCGGACACGCCTAGTTCAACAGCAGCCGCAGCGCGTGTCATTCCCGTTAGTGCCATTTCCTCAAGTTTGTCGCGTCGATCCGATATTTCGCCTTGGTACGGCGACACCTTGATCTGGCTGGCATGAAGTCGCACGCCTAAGAGCTGACAATCTTGGCGAATAGTGGTTGGAACGACGCCCTCAATATTGGCAACTTCCGAGATTGTCATTATACCCTCTTCTGCGTATTTCTTAACACGCTCACGACGCTCTTTTGTGAGTTGCAAACGCTTCGCTTGAGCAAACGCCGTCGCCTTACGCCACTTTTCGGGGTTTGGTATCAACGGATCATTTAAAGCCTCGCGCAGCATAGCTATACCAAGCCTTTCCTCAGCTTTCTCCGCATCTGTCACCGCTGGAGGGAGCGTTCTAGCATCTCCATCAATGCTTGCTAGGCTTGCAGTTGCTGGCGCAGGTTTGGTCTGTCCGCTTTCTCCGACTGCTCCAGCATTACGGCATTCAACCTCAGTAGGCGCTGCGTTATTATTGTTGCGTCTGACACTTCTAAATTCTCCGATTGTTCCGATTATATTAACCATTATTCGTCCTCCTCAACTTCACCAGTGCCACCGCACCAGTCACATTCCTCAATTTTCGTTTCAATAAACCCGACATCTCAGGCACTGTAATGCGGCATGTAATAATTAACCTCACACTCGCCAGCACCGTTGCATTGTTCACACTCAATCATAACACGTCTCCCTGTGGTCGCGCTTTGGGGCGCAGTGAACAGCCCAGCGCCAGAAGGCACTTTCCGTCAGTGTAAAATATGTGACCGCCGATCAGGCCGACATGCTCAAGGCTGCTGGCCCACACAGGCGACACCTCGGTCGTGTGATAGTAGGCGGCTCCATGCCCCAGAGTATCGCCTGAGAGCGCCTGTGCGGCGATCTGCTGGGCTGTCTGCCACGCTGCCTTGTCGTGGGGCGTGTCGTCTTTGCCGTCGCACCAGAAGCTAAACTGGCAAGCGGCTGGGCGCGTCACTGGGCGGCGACTTGGCTGCTTAACCACATCGCAGGGCGGTTTTGGGCGCTTGTCGTCATCATGTTGCCGTCTCTCAAAGGCCAAGAGCGCCGCGCCATAAATCATCTCCTTGCGCTCAATCGGACATTTTATCCCAGCGGCTTTTTTCTTGATGTCATCAATTCGCTTTTGATACGTCTGTGCCGCCTTTTTGGCTTCGACTTTTTTCTTGGTCACAATCTGCTCGTCTCGAATTGCTTGGTTCAAAACTCGGCGCGCGTTCACAAACTGAAACCCCGCCGCCTTTGCCCTTCGGCGGGCAGTGTTTGCGGCGATGCCAATCATCTCAGCGGCCTGTGCTGCTGTGAGGCCAATCCTTGAGGCTTTACGCAGTGCCTCTATTATTTCTTCACTTGTCATTATTCCATCTCCTTAATCTGTGCCACATAGCGCTGAATGCGCTCTTCCAGTATCGCCAGATCGGTGCTGACATATGACGGGCGGACGCCTTGATACTTAGCCGCCAGCGCATCGCGCTGCTTGCGCCAGCTTGCCACTGCGTCCTTGAGGTCGTCGAGTTCTTGTTGTTTGGTCATTTCTGTTTCTCCCTTTATTTCTGCGAGGGTGGTGCGGGACCTCATGCATGTGTCATCCACAACGATTGCCTCTACAGCCGCCTCCTTCGCCAGCTTGGCCTCTGCTGCAATAAGGTCCTCAGCCATATGCCTTACCCATCCGACTTGTTCTGAAAGCTCAGCCTCAAGCTGCTCAATCCGAGCCTCTGCCCGATCAAGCTCGGCAGTGACTTCTTGCAGTGCGTCAAAGTCTTCACGGTCGTCGAGGCGTCTGTTGTTTTCGTGTATGTTTCCGTCAGTCATTCTGTTTCTCCTTACCCGCCAGCACCCCAACCATCTCAACAACAAGACTGCGGGGCAAAAAGAAGACTGGCCCAGTGCTATCTCCTATCCAAACGCCATCCTTGCTGGGGTCGTAAGACAGCGTGGGTGCGGCCATTTCAGTGAAGCCTTCGTCAATCATTCTGCTTCTCCTTCTGGTCGCGCCACGGGGCGCAGTGAACACGTTGGCAAGTGGCAACTGCCATCTGAATAGAAAATATGAGAGCCGATTTTACCGACTACGGTCAAATCGTTCCGCCAGATAGGCTTCACATTTACCGTGTGGTAATGCGTGGCGTGAACAATGGCTGGTTCAGCGATTGCCTTGGCTGCTACGGCCTGCGCAGTGGCCCATGCAGCGCCTGTAGGGCGCTCTGGAAGGCCGTCACACATGAAGCTAAACTGGCAGTCCCAGTCCTTGCTGCCACGGTCTTCAGCGACGACTTCGCAAACCGTGTCTGGGTATGATGGATGGTATGTGCGAGCCAAGACGACATCTGCGACGGCACGCTGGCCGTCAAGCGGCTCTGAGCGGGCTTCATAGTAAACAGCCATTGCAAGGCATATTGAAGCAAGCATATTAAAAGCCTCCTGAGAAAAACATTGGGATGGCCAGCAAGGCGATCAAGAATACAAATTCGGCGGTGCGTTCGATAAGATTGTTCATGGGTTTTCCTTGTTTAGTTTGTTTGGGGGCGCGTGGCCACCGTTTGATTAATAGAACTCGGCTGCTAGTCCGCGCAATTCTTCTTGATAATCGTCCCAGCGCATATGTGCCGCGTTATGGCGATCGCTTGCGTTTAGCCATTCTGAAAGTTTATCAACCTGCGCCTCTGTAGCCATTGCGAACTCAAAGCTCTCGTTAAGGTATTCTGCTTTAACTTGATCAAATGTCATTGTCGTTCTCCCGATTGGTGGGCTTCATTACCCTTACATACATAACTAACGGCAAAACAAATGCGCGTCAATTAAAAAAACATGCTTGTGCAATGTTTTTCCATTGATATGGTGCGCAGAGGGAAAAGGAGACCTAACAAGATGAAGAACGTACAAATCCAAATGGACGAAGCAACTTACGAAGTTGTAAAGCTGTCAGCGAAATCAAAGGGGCTGACTGTTGCAGCCTATATGAGAATGCTGGCGATCTCTGATGCGTCAGCGTCAGGCTATCACTCTGAACAGCCGCGTGCGGACTAATGGCAAGCGTCCACAATTTAAGGGTAGCTTCATGCTTGCGCAAAAATACCGCAGAGCGTACAGTGTGCAAACATATTGGAGGTTATCATGAAAATTGAAACAAGACAGCTCGGAGCGCGCATACGTGTTGACGTAATCGCGGAGCTTAGAACTTTATCGAAAAAGAAGCGTATGAGCATGGCGGTTCTGACAGAGTTGGCCATCATTAAGATGCTCAAAGAGGCTAAAGAAGAAGTCTGAGCGTTCATCGGGAGATTAAAATGGTTAACGGTAGAAATAAGGGTGCTGCATACGAACGCCAGATTGCTCAGAAGCTATTCCTCGATTTGGGTATCAGCTTTAAGAGAGATCTGGAGCAATATAGAACAGGCGGATACGCAGATCTGATACCAGATAATAGTAACTTTCCCTTTACTTTGGAACTCAAACGATACAAAGACGGGGCCATCGGTGGATCTCCGGCGTGGTGGGGGCAGGTTCTGGTTGCGTCAAAGCGTGAGGGCAAGATCCCCTGCCTGATCTATAAATACGACCGCAAGGCTGACCGCGTGGTCATACCATTATCGGCAGTAATGGCCGGTGGTGAAGGTAAAATTGAAACAGATCTGGAGACGTTCTGTTTTATAGTTAGGGAGTTAATGTCATGAGCATCAGTTTCTCAATGACCAACGAAGAATACCACGATATGGACGCTCTCAGCGCGTCTGGCGCTAAGACGATCGCGCAGAAATCATTGTCCGACTTTAAATATGGCGTGCGCAAACACAGCAACGCTTTTGATGTTGGAACCGCTGCGCACACGCTGGTATTCGAACCGGCGCTGGCGTCTACAGTGTGGTGCGGTCCAGAGACACGTCGCGGCAAGGCATGGTCCGAGCTGAAAGAGGAGGCAGAGGAAAGTGGCGCGCTGCTACTGACCGAGGCGGACTATAAGCTCGCAGAGGGCATGGCTACCGCCGTGCGATCGAACAAGGCAGCGGCCAGCCTTCTAGGTGGAGATCTTGTGTGTGAGGCAAGCGTATTTGCAAAGGATGAGATATACGGTGTAGATTTGCGGGCGCGCCCAGATGGATGGCGTCGTGATATTGCCGCGCTGATAGATCTGAAAACGACAATCTCGCCTGATCCCGCTGGCTTCAGTCGGCAATGCGCTCAGTTTGGCTATCACATACAGGATGCCTTCTATCGCAGGGTCATGGCTCTGGAAGGTTATGAGATCGACAGGTTTATATTCATATCTGTTGGCAAAGAAGCGCCACACCACGTTGGCGTTTACGAATTAGATTGGCGTTCACTTAAAGAAGGTGAAGCCGCAACGAGATACGCACTGGAGAAATATTCTACAGCGCGTAAAACGGACGTCTGGGACTACGGCTACGGCGAACTCCAGACGCTCCAAATACCAAGCTGGTCATTCGAGCATACGCAAGACTGACTTAAACACAGGCACACACGTCAAGGAGACACACATGCCCATTTCTTTCGGAGACAACAACAACAGCGCGAACGCATACATTCGCGTCAACTTACCACAAAACCGCTGGACGCTTAGCGATGGCGGCGATCCTAAGACGCTAGACATGACGGCTGGCCTCGCAGTGGATATTGCCAACGTCAAATTTGGCTGGCTCAAGATTGCAATCGGTCAACGCGATTGGCAGGAATGGCCATCACCATCACAGTCAACTCCAAAACCACAGGAGATGGATGTCGATGGCAAGCCGACATATAAGCAGGGTTTTGACGTAAACTGCTGGACATCTGACGGCACCAACGCTCAGTTTTCCAACAACAGCTACGGCACTGGCCAGTTCATCGCCAAGCTCTACAATGAAGCGGAAAAGCACCCAGAGTTCGCGCAGGGTCTTATCCCTGTTGTGGCTGTGACGACTTCCACGCCAGTGGTTGTAGGCAAAGGCACATCATACGATCTGGGGTTCACCATAACAAAGTGGATCAACAAGCCTGCACCGGCACCCGCTCCAGCCGCTGCTCCCGCTCCAGCCGCAAGTGACGACAACTTCGGCTTTTAAACACAAGCCGCGTCCGCTTACGTGGGCGCGGCATAATTGACATCGGGAGCGGAACAAATGAGCCAACAATATTTCAGCAAAGTCAGAGAGAGCATTGTCGCAGAAATCGGCTTGGCATCCAAGGGTGGGCGTAATGAGGCGTTGAACAAGGCTGCGTTTACAGTCGGTCGCCACGCACACATGGGATCTGGCGATCTAGACAGTACCATTCTGGACCTACACACGGCTGCAAAAGCCATCGGTCTAAGCGAGCCAGAGATTAAGACGACGATCGGGTCAGGGTTTAAGCGCGGGAGTGAGAACCCAAAGCAACTCGAAGGCAACGAGAGCGAGCCATTCGCTCCGTCTGAAATGGATCGCCTGATTGGACGCCTTGCCGCCAAAAACTTATTGGTGAGAGACGACGAAACGCGCCAGCAGAAGGTGGCCAAGGCTGTCGAGGCTTGGGAGCGTTGCGTTCCGATTACCAGAGACAACCAAGACGCAGTCCGACCGGCGCTCTTATATCTTAACAGCCGCAGCCTTCGCGCCGGCACTGCCGCCGACATAGCACGCTTCAGCCCTAGCCTGTACGGCGGGCCGGCGATCATGTTCCCAGCCACTGACGATCAAGGCACAATCTGTGGCGTGCAGGCTGTGCTGCTGACGGATGACGGCCAAAAGCGTGAGCATAACGGCATCAGCAAGTATAGCAGGGGCGCACTTGTCGGCAATGTAATGCGGATCGGCAAAGAGGAAGACGGCAACCCAATCATTATGGTCGAGGGGCCAGAGGACGCACTGTCAGTGCATCAGGCGTCAGAGGGTAGCGCCACAGTCATCTGCACGTTTGGCAAGTCTGGCCTGTCCACTTACAATGCGCCGCGCGCATCTGACGTGACGATCTGCGCGGACCCAGACTTGGATGTGGAAGCTGTCGCGGATGTTCTGCGCGGTGACGGGTCAACCGACGTGCATGTGGTTCGCTTCGACCAGCTCGGTCTGGACGGCGTCAAAGATGCTAACGACTATCTGAAAGAGGCGGGCGCACAGAAGCTGCGTGAGGCTCTGTCTATGGCTAAGCCGGTCGCAGAGGTCACACAGGAGCGGATTGAAAGCGAACGCATGTGGCCGACAGCGTTTGAACCTATTGACGCGGCACTGATACCGCCGAGGCGCTGGATCTATGGCCAGCACTATGTTCGGGGCCACGTAAGTGTCCTAGCGTCAGCCGGTGGCGTCGGGAAGACCTCCATGCAAATTGCGGAAGCTCTCGCCATTGCTACCGGCAAGCCGCTGCTGGGCGAGCAAGTTATTGAGCGCTGCAACGTCTGGGTGATTAACTTGGAAGATCCTATGGAGGAGCTTCAGCGTCGCTTCGCTGCAACCATGCAGCATTACAAGATTAAAGCTCAAGACGTGCGGGGTCGCATATTTCTAGACGCCGGACGTGATCTGAAGATGATCTTCGCCAAGCAGGACAGGGAGGGTATCAGCGTTGATGAGGAAATGGTCCAGTATATGACCGCCAAGATCAACGAGCTGGACATCGGCATGGTTTTCATCGACCCGTGGGTTGCGGCCACGCAGATCAGCGAGAACGACAACGTGGCAATGAACGCAGCGGTTGGCGCGGTTCGCTCAGTGTGTGACGCGACGGACTGCTCGACGGCTCTCGTACATCACATCCGCAAGGGCAACGGAGATGACGCTACGGTTGATAGCATCCGAGGGGCAGGGTCATTGATTGGCGCTTGCCGCGCAGCCAGAGTAATTAACAAGATAACCGAAGAGGAAGCGCAGAAGCTGGGCGTGCCAGAGTTCGAGAGCCGTGGCGTCTTCCGAGTTGATGACGGCAAATCGAACCTCGCGCCACCAGCGGCCAAGGCAGTCTACCGGCGCATGATTGGGGTGCAGATCCCTAACGGGGAAAGCGTGGGTGTCACGGTTGAATTTAAAATGCCTGACCTGTTCGACGGGGTTACTACCAAGCACGCGATGATGGTTCAGCGCGCAGTGGGTGCAGCCGAAGAGGATGGCGACCCGTACCGCGAAAACGTGCGCAGCAAGCGCTGGGTCGGCAAGGCTGTCGCCAGCACACTTGAGCTGGACATCGACAAGAAGCCGGAGAAGGCGCGGGCCAAGGCAATCGCGGAAAAATGGATACAGACTGGCGTGCTACGCCTTGAGCAGTTCGCGGACAAGCGTGCCGGCAGGGATGTGACGATCGTGTCAGTGGGTGAGTGGATCACCGGAGAGGAGGCGGGACTATGAGGCCGCTGTACGAGACGCAACAAGACAGAGACAACGAGCAGGCGCTGTCAAGCATCATACAGAGGCAGTTCAACTGCCAGCTCACAAAGATGCCGATCAAGCTGTCCCTAGACTTCATGGCCACCAGAGATGGCAGCGCCGTGGCCTTCATAGAGGCGAGGCAGCGAAAAACAAAGATGCTACAGTACCCGACGTACATGATTTCCCTGTACAAGGTTATGATGGCCAACACACTGACGCAGGCGACGGGGCTACCGTGCTTCCTCGCGGTGCAGTGGAGCGACGCCGCCGGCATATGTAAGCTGCCAGCCAAAGACATGGACATACAGACCGGCGGGACAATGCGTCGGGGTGATCCGCAAGACATAGAGCCAGTCGCATACTTTGATGTGGCTTCGTTTAAGGTGATAGCGTGATGCTATCCACAGTGTGTTTAAGTGACTGTGGAGACTGTGCTACACCGTGGAGATATTGGCCCGTATTCTCTCCACCACAGTGTACCCCTATATATAGGGTACTGTGGAGGAAGGGGATACTGTGGAGGGAGGGGACTGTGGAAGATTTAGCGTGGTGGAGTATTGGTGTTACAGGTGCTGGCAATGAAGGGGAGTGATGGCATGGTTGCGAAGAAGCAGGTGAAGAAGCCAACGGCGAAGATGATGAGGGACAGGGGTACGTTTCAGCATGAGGGTGAGACGAATACCATATCGGCTGGCGTCTGGGGTCAGCTCGCGCCACTTGATAAGGTTATGCGGGACAAGCAGAGCAAGTGGGGTGACAGTCTAACGGAGCTTGTGTCACCCGATCTGGCTGGAAGGTTTAGCGGAGCATATGAGGCGCTGAACTCAGCAGTGGAAGAGAATGACATTGTGAAGGTGAACAAGCTGGTTGGCGCTCTTATGAGGGCGTGGGACGTGCTTGAGAGTGAAGCGGAGGCTGCGGGACATAAGCCGCTGCCCGACGACGCGTTCTGCGTTGAGCTGGAGCAGGGGAAGTTTGTATGCATCGCAATGACAAATATTGCGGACTTGCGGATGCGCTACCCAAACTGGGTCGTATACTCATTCGAGGACGCAGCACGCGTGATCTCCGCCAGCTTTACGGACGCATTCTTGCAGAAGGCGTTCGAGGCGTTTCCCAAGGCGACCGTGACGCGCGTGGGGCTGAACGATGACCTTGACGATGAGATCCCGTTTTGATGGGGAAGTGTTATGTTAAACTGAATGGAGTTACACGATGGGTAAGATAGGTAAGGCAAAGATTGCAGCGCTTGAAGTGGCTGGCGAGGAAGAGATCTTCGGCATGGTGGCGTCAGGCAATAACCCGTCTGACGTGATCAAACACTTTGGCGTGGGGTGGCACATCTTTCACAAGTGGATTGCGATGGAGGATGGACGTGACGCGCGGTATCAGGAGGCTCGCGGTATCGCTGGGCATGGTTACGCATCCAAGGCGGAGGAGATAGCCGAGACGATCCACATGCAAGAGGCGAGCGTGAACAGTGCGCGCCTTGCAGTGGACACGTACAAGTGGTTGGCCGCTAAGTCGAACGACGCGTATGACACGAAGCAATCTAGCGTGGCAGTCAACGTCAGCGTGACAGATCTGCACGCGCAAGCGGCACAGTTGCTCGCGTCAATCAACGAGGCTGACGTGATTGAGGGTGAGCTTGTGAGCGACGGTGACGATGAGGAGGAAGGCGTGTGAAGGGCGATTTCGCACATCGGCTGAGCGATGCGTGCGCGGGCGCGCGGATAAGTCCAGTTCGCCCGATCGTCAAGGCATCTGGACTTAAACAATATTGCGCGGTTTTTGCATGACGTGCCGATATAGCAGCGATATGCGCGATACCCCTTATTTATATGACGATGCGGTGATGCGGTTATTTAACATAATGCTGATTATGCGACTTTTGCCGTCAGATTGCCTCGATTTGGGCCAGATTTCGGATCTGATGCCCCCCTCTCGCAAAAACGCGGGGGCATAAATGTTGACGTCCCCCTCACGCCTATTCTTGAAAAAATTTCAAAACCACAACGCAACGGAGTGATAACACTATGACAGCACATCAAGGCGGAGTAAACCCGTTTATCAAATTAATGACGCGCTACCATAGTGATCCGGTTGCGTTTGCCCGCGAGGTTATCGGGATTGAGCCTGATGTTTGGCAGATTGAGCTTCTTGACGCGATCGCCGCTCCGAAGGTGCGTCGCATATCTGTTCGTTCTGGCCACGGTGTGGGTAAATCGACTGGCGTTGCTATGGCTGCAATTTGGCATGTTTTGATGCGCCATCCGAGCAAGACGGTTGTGACGGCACCCACGTCTGCGCAGCTTTTTGATGCGTGTTTCGCTGAGATGAAGAATGTGGCCAAGCGTTTGAAGCCGCCGTTTAATAATTTGCTGGAGGTGAAGTCTGACCGGATTGAGCTGAAGAGTAGTCCGGAGAGTACGTTTATTTCTTGTCGGACGTCTAGGAGTGAGACGCCCGAAGCGTTGGCTGGGGTTCACAGCGCGAATGTTTTGTTATTGGCGGATGAGGCGAGTGGTATACCGGAAGCGGTTTTCGAGGCTGCGTCTGGTTCGATGTCTGGTGAGCATGCCACGACGGTTTTGACGGGGAACCCTACGCGTAATACGGGGTTCTTTTATGAGACGCACACGCGGCTCCGCGAGGATTGGCACACGATGCATGTTAGTTGTGTTGATAGTCCGCGTGTTGCTGATGATTTTGTGGAGGATATGAAGCGCCGGTATGGTGAGGATAGTCCGGCATACCACGTCCGCGTACTTGGAAACTTCCCTCCGTCTGAGGAGGATACGGTTATTCCTGTTTCGTTGATTGAGCATGCGATGAACACGAAGATTAGGGTGCATGATGAGACGTCGTATGTTTGGGGGTTGGATGTGGCACGGCAGGGTGGTGACAGCAGTGTTTTGTGCAAGCGTCAGGGGCCGCTTGTGCATCCCATGACTGTGTGGCGCAATTTGGACTTGATGCAGCTCACGGGTGCGGTGAAGGCGGATTATGATGCGACGGCACCATCCAAGCGTCCAATGGAGATTATTGTGGATAGCAATGGGTTTGGCGCTGGCGTGTTGGATAGGTTGCGTGAGCTTGGGTTGCCGGCGCGTGGTTTGAACGTGTCCGAGCGTGCTATGGCCAAGGATACTTATTTGAATATGAGGGCTGAGCTTTGGTTTAAGTGTAAGGCGTGGCTTGAGGGTATGGATGTGGCGCTTCCAAAGGATGACGGGTTGTACGCTGAGCTTGCGGCTCCGAGGTATATGTTTACGTCGTCTGGCAAGATGCAGGTTGAGAGTAAGGAAGCTATGAAGAAGCGTGGGGTTAAGTCGCCGGATAAGGCTGACGCGTTATGTTTGGCCCTCGCTGGTGATTTTACGACGATGGCGTATGGATCGTCGAAGTCTGTTTCGTGGCAGAAGCCACTGAAGCGCGGCATTCGGGGTGTTGTGTAGGTGACGCTAGACTTGAGCAGGTTTACGGGTTATTATAGGTCATTGGCCTTTCTCCCGCCATTTGCCTCCCAACTGCCCCGTCACGCAAACATCCTCCCGTTTCGCGTGACGGGGTTTCTTTTGGCTTGTTTCATGCTATCATGCTGCCAAATTATGATCGGACCCGACATGGCAGATACAGACTTCAGAGAGAAGATGCGCTTCAGTGAAAGCAGCGGCGACCCGACCAAGCTGACCATCTTGGACGATGGCCGTAAAATGTTTGGCGCTTATCAGTTTTCTGAGCCACGCCTAAAGGATTACAGGGAAGACACTGGCGAGGATTTCACTGAAGATGATTTCCTGTCTGACATGAGCTTGCAAGACAAGGTTATGGACTGGCATGAGCGTGATGTCATTGACTACGCAATGGACAGGGGTTTGGATCAGTATATCGGAAAAGATATTGCCGGCGTCCCTGTAGATATGCCTGCCATGATAGCGATGGCCCACATCGGCGGCAGAAAGGGTATGCGCGACTTTATTCAGAGTGGCGGCAAATCTGACGCTAGTGACCAGTTTAAGACGCGTATTTCTGACTACGGTAAGAAATTTTCCGGCGTTGACCCATATAGTTTGACGCCCATGCGTCCGCAGGCTCGCCCGCAGGGATTACTTGAGATGTCACCGCGCCCTAAGATGCGGCCACAGCCACAGCCGCAAGGTTTGCTTAATGTGATGCCGCCCGCGCAGCGGATGCCGCCGCGTAATAGCGGATCTCTTATCTGATGGCAGGGTTGGAACAGTATATTCCGCCCAACTTGCGCCGTGGTGTCCGCGAATTAAGTGGCATGGGTACGTCTTTGCTTGATAACGTGATTGGCCTTGATGACGGCTACGACAGTGCGGGTGAGCGTTTGGGGCGTCAGTTCCGTGCAGATCCGGCTGGCATGGCCAAGCAAATGGGCGGCGGTATTCTTTCCGGCGTTGCGGATGCTGTTACGTCTCCGATTGATACGGTTAAGGGCGCTGTACAGAGTGTCGGCCAGTCTATGGTACGCGCTGGCAGAGGTGCTGACGCGTATTTGCCGGAAGGCGTCACGCTACAGAATGCCACTCCGGTTCAGATCCGAGCCGCCAACGATGCGTTTACGTCTGATATGCTTGGTGGCGTGGGTGTTGCTATTCCGGCGGTTGGCCCAGCGCTTAAAGTTACACGTGCTGCCGGTAGGTTGGCTAGACAACTTGAAATTGACCCCAACGCTGTTGGTTCGATGGGTGGCAATATACGTCTAAAGAAGGCAACCAAGGGAGAACTTGACCCGCTTGGTTACCAAGACACGAAGATGGACAAGTTTTTGTCTGACGTGGAGATAGATCAAGTTGACCTTGGCGAGAACCTTCCGCGCGTTGCGCGTTCTTGGGAGGAGCTAGAGAATAAACTTGTTTTGCCATTCTATGGTGACCGGACCAGCCGTGGGATGTCTGTCGAAGGTGTTGACGACGTTTCTTTTGAGAACCCAGTCTATACTGAAGGCGGTGTAGACTTTATGCGCGGTCCGGCAGCGCAAGCCAACCGCTCTATATGGGCGTCTAATTCCAACATCGTAAAGCGTATTGCCGACGAATCTCAAAAAGCTCGCGACATTTTTGAGGGTGAAGATGTTTATGGCATGACAGGCAGTATGGACCCAAATGCTAACGATTTTGCCACTATGACAGGCGCTGCTATGGCAGAACTTGTAAAAGGGGCCAAAATAACCAAGAAAAGCGCCAAACAGTTTGACGGCATAATGAAGGTGATTGACCCGACGTTTGTTGGCGTAAAGTCTCCAAAACTTAGGGAATGGGCCACTTCAGCGTCATCTCCAAACCGCAAATCATTTATACGATTGATGGATACCTCACCAGCGCAGGCGGCAGGCTTTCCAAGTCCGGCCAAAGCGCGATTAAGTGTAACAGAT